TTTCTTGCTAGTTGAATATTATGATTGGCTGCAATATCATTTAATAATTTTTTATCACCAGTCTCTTGATACTTGGCTTTTGCCTTAATCATTTTCTTTTTATATATCACTCGTTCTTGATATAGTTTATCCATCAACTCAGGAAGAAAACCTCGTTTGTCTGTTCTAAACATAGCACCATTAGGTGTAATAGTAGAACCTTGTAGATTAGATAAATCAGATTCTTGATTTAACATTTTTTCTACACTCACAGAATTAGGTTCAAACCCAACCATTGTTTCAGGTGAAATATTATACTGCATAATTAGATGTGGATACAAACTGTTTAAATCAAAACTACAAATCCAATCGTGAAAACCTACAACAGGATCTTTTACATATGCACCTTCATAACCATCAGACTTTTTAGATTCAACAACTGCAGGCACAACTACATTTTTTTCTTTTAGATGATTAAAGATAATACTATCCCACATACGAACTTGACCAAAGACATCTTGATAATTAACCTTTGCTTCATAAGCCATAGTTAAATGTAATTCAATTAACTTCATTTTATCTTCTAACTTGTCAACTAATTCTACATCTTGAATATTGTATTCAATAAATCTTTGATAGTCATTAGAATAAAACTCTTTGAAAGTATCATATGGATTTTCATTCTTAGTTTCACCCACTTCTACTTCACCTATATAATCTAATTTATAACTCTCACGCCTAACGAAAGTGTGTTTACGATATAGGTCTAGATAATCTAAAGTTGCTATACCTAATAAATCATAATAATTTTCTTTTCGATTGTAACCTAATCCTAATGCTGTGCTTTCATTAACAATACCCCAAGGACTAAACTGTGAAATATATTCTTCACCCATTAAATGTTTAAAACGATTCATTAGATATGGTATATCAAAGAATTTAACATTCCAACCTGTAATCACATCTGGTTTATAGAAGTTCCAGTATTCAGTAAACTTAGCAATCATATCTCTTTCAGTTGCAAGTTTTATATAATCAACATCTTCACGATCATTGACAAAGTTACCCATGCCAAATACTAGAATTCGTTTTGTTATATTATCTTTTACTGTAATTGAAATTAAAGGTTCTTCTGCTAAGTTTGGATCGGGGAAACCATTCTCACTTTCACACTCAATATCAATTGTAAGAATTCTAATCTTGTTTATATCCCAGTCAACTTTGCCAGGAAACTTATCAGCGATATATGGATATTGATATCTTGTATTACCGAAATATTCGAAGTTGGTTACATTATCATATTCTTGTATCCACTTTTTTGCTTCAACAATACTACCGAATTTAACTTGATCTACATTTCGACCATCAAGTGTTTTATACTTTGATTCTTTTTGAACTGGAATGAAAAGGGAAGGTTCGTAATTAAGTCTATACTTTTTATGACTACCGTCAGCGTTGACACCTCGAACTAAAAGTTTGCCGTGATATGGTAGAACGCTGGTGTAAAATTTCATACTATATTATAACATAATAAAATTGGTTTGTAAAGCGTTTACTTGAATGGATTGATATTAACTCCTCTTGTATCATCTCCATCGCTTCTTTCAATCCAAGAAGAAAGAACGAACTTTCTATTTGGATTTACATTGACTTTAAATCTAGTCAATAAATCTCTATTAACAAGAAATGTGCTTCTTGATTCTTTTGTTGTCAACCCAATTGGCACATCTGTATAAAACTTATTATTAAAAGTTAAATCTATAAAAACAATTGGTCTGTTATCTACATTGTCCATTCTAGTTGCTTGAGATTCACCTTGTAATTTACTTGTAAATTTTTTGCCATCTTTTTCCCATTTTACAGTTTTACCTGATATATCTATTTTATCAACATGAAACATTGAAGCACTTGTTCCGTTTCCTGTGTCAAGTTTTGCTCTAACAGGTCCATATCCATCAATATTAATTCTTTCGTGAAATCCTGCCTCTCTAGTAAATGAGTATTTTCTATGAACATCTTGAGTCAAATAATCAAATAATTCTTTAACCACATTTTCTGTTGTGGTTTTTCCAACATATGTATCTTCTCGTTTAGCAGTATTATATAAAGCAAACTCTGAACCAATACCAGGAGAACCATTACACTCTAAAACATATAATTGATTATTCACTATTGCATGGTCAACACCAACCATATAAGTACCAACAGAACGAGCAGCCTGTAAAACTACTGTACGCTCATCGCCTGATAATTTATAAGGTTCAGTAGTTGCTTCTCTATGTCTGTTGGAACGAAAATCTTTCTTAGCACTAATTCTTTTTGTGGATGCTAATATTCTACCGTCAACAACAATTGTACGAACATCAAAATCAAATTTTAAAAATTCTTGAAGTAGTAAAGCAGCGCCAAACTTCCATAGTGATTGTGCAACTGAAATCATACTCTTTTCAGATTCAACTACTGATACACCAATACCTTGAGTACCAGTAAGTGTTTTCATAATCACAGGATACTTACCACCTAATTTTTCGTGAGCATGAATTAATCCTTTTTCGTTTGAAATTAAAGCAGTTCTAGGTGTTGGTATATTATCTCTTTCAAAAGAAATATATGCTGACATTTTATTATCGCAAGTCAACATACCATTTCTAGTATTAATCATAAACGCACCAGCATTTTCAAATGTAGATAATAATGCGAGTCCAGTTTCATCTTCAAGAACCCCAGCACGAACAAAACAAATTGTTTTTGAAAGTTCAAACTCTGCTTCATTATCTTCGCCATCAATATTTGATACAAGTAAAGTACCTTTTTCTAAATCGTTTTTTGATACCCAAGCTTCAGAGGTATTAATAATATAACAAGGAATGTTTCTTTTTTTACATTCTTTTAATATCATATTACTAACAATAGCTTTACTATCAGCATTGAGTTTTGTTAAGATCGCAACTTGTATATCGCTTCTTTGTACCTTTTCAGATATAAATTCTCTAAACTTCGGTGCTTTCATTTTCTGATTTTTTACCTATGTTATATTTTGCTTGTAAGTCCCATTCATTCTTTTCTTTGAATGCTAAAACTTTAATTTGTGATAACGGTGCTTTCTTTTCTGCAATATCTTTATTCATTACAGCAATCAATCCCCAATCAGCAAGTAATTGAGCAATTGTGTTTCTTCTTTCGATATCATTATCTGTTAAATTTGCTTCTTTACCATCTAGAGCAAACAATTCTTTGAAATGCACTATGAAATATCTACCTTGTTTATGTAGTATATGACACGATTGAAATAATTTTTTATCTTTTCTAGAGGCAACACCAATTCTAGTTAGTGTTTCACGAACCTTTAAGAAGTCATCTGGTTCTTTTAATTGTACTTCAAGCATCTTCTCTGGATGCCAATTATCTAATTCATTCATTTTGTCCCACCTTTGAATAATTTTTCTTTAATAATTCTTAATTGATCTTTGGTGAGTATATCAAGAGCGGTTTTTGCCTTTTCATTATTATATCCATAATACTCTTTTACATACTCTATGTCTTTCAATTTAGACGCTCTTAGAAAAGGACTATACCTTTTCTTTGATCTAATACTATTTAGTAGAAATTGAAATTGCATATCTTTATCTAAGAAGTGATTACGATTTACTTCATTAGCAAGCATTACAGTATCAGAAAAACCTGATAATATTTTATTAACTATAAATGTAGGATACTTTTTAACCCACTCTTTATCTTCAGAATTCATCAGATTCTTTTTTGTAAAGTTTATGGCATTTAAATATTCTTTTAATTCATACATTATAATATCTTTGTTATTTTTTCATTTGCAAACTTACAATAATCTTGATCTATCTCACAACCAACATAATCTAAATTATAATGTTTAGCAACAACAGCTGTTGTACCTGTTCCCATAAATGGATCGAACACAACTCCCTTTTTCAAACCAGATACTTTCAAACATTTCTCAACTAAAGTTTCTGGATAAATTGCTGGGTGTTTATTGCTACCTGCAATCTCTTTTGTTATCTCTTTTGTTGCTTTACTTTTGTATGTAATATGCCAACAATTTGTAGTTGCTCTATAATTTTTACCACTTCGTTTTGCATTTCTTTCTGCATTATTATAATCCTCATTGTAAGGTACACCCGACCATTCTATATCGATAGGTGTATTACCATTCTTTGTAAAATGAAATAAATGTTCCCAACCATTTTGCAAGTATCTTTTACTTGAATGTGGTGTGCTATAACCCCTTACTCTACCATCAATCTCTACTGCCTTTGCCCATATAATATTATTCTGTAAGGACCATGGCACATTTTCTGCAACTTTATATGTATCAAAAGGATTGTCTTTAGAATATCCTAAATTTAAAAATAAATGACCATCTGGTTTTAATACTCTACAAACTTCACTCCAAACATCTTTCATCCACTCTATATAATCAACTCTTGTATCTTCATATTTACTATATCTAACACCTAGATTATACGGTGGACTAGATATACAAACATCAAAAGATTCGTCTGGTGTTGTTTCTAAAAATTTTAAACAATCTATATTATGTATCATATATTTCTCTGGTGCCCCCACACAGACTCGAACTGCGGACCTATTGATTACAAATCAATTGCTCTACCAACTGAGCTATAGGGGCAAACATTATTTAAATTTAACTTGCGACATCAACTCGGTCAAACAAGCAACAAGATTAATTTCTTGATCAGCAACAAAGGCAGACTTATATTGATAATCAGCGATAATCAGAACAGCATGAGGTATGGTTTCTGGTTGTAAATTCTCATACATACTATCATAGATTTTACGAAAGACTTTTACAGGATCATTATCAATATTATTGACAACCCACTTTCTCATTTCACCAAACTCTTTATCTTTTAAGTGATGAACTAGTGTCTTTAAATTTTCATCTGATACATTAACAAGTATACCAGCATCAATAACACCACTTACAGAATATCTTTGTAATTCATTTATGAGTTTTCTAAAGTCAGGAAAATGTTTCTTAATTAATTCAGCAAGAACTTTTTTATCATAATCAACATTCTGCTCAGTAAGAATATTTGTTGCTCGCTCAAATAATTTACTTGCCAACTTAGGTTTTTCTTTGTTAGCAATTTTAAATTCTATGTTTGAGAATCTACTATGTAATGGATCAATTAATCTATTCTTGAAATTACAAGTGAGAATAAATCTACAATTAGCATGAAACTCCTCGATGAAACCTCTTAGAGCAGGTTGTGTAGATTGTGGATTTAGATAATCTGCCTCATCAAGTATTACTACTTTTTTACCACCAGATAGTGATACAGTAGAAGCAAAGTTTTTGATTTTATTTCTTAGTACATCAATGCCACCCTCTTCGGAACCATTGATCATTATCCAATCACAATTCAATTGCTCACAAAGTGCCTTTGCAACTGTGGTCTTACCAATACCTGGTGTACCAGAAAATAATAAGTTAGATAATTCACCTTTGTCTATGAAAGACTGAAATAAAGTTTTTAGTGATTGCGGTAATATACAATCATCAATTGTTTTAGGTCGATACTCCTCGACCCATAGAAAGTCTGTACTCATTTTTCACCTTATTAATCATATAATTTATTTAAAGATTCTAGTTTATCTTGAGCATGTGCCAAGGTATCTAGTTTCTTTTCAGCGGTAATAACATAATCTATATGTTCAGCAACGCCAACGGGACCAGTTAAGAAAGTTTGTAAGTCTGCTTTAGCAACCTCGACATCACCTTCTAATTTTTTTCGTAACGCTGTTTCAATCATTTTGAGATCCTACTATCAGGTTCTAAAGCAATCCAATATTGAATTGGCAACTTCTTATTTTGAAAATGAGATATTGATTTTGAAGATACTGATACATCATAATCACCAGGGAACATTTTTAAATTTTCTACTTTAAAATAGAAAGTAAAATCTGCAGGTGCACCTTCAGCAACTGTAATATCAAAGTTATTAGAAGTATCGTTTTTCTTATCACATACTTTTAATACGATATCACCGCCTTTTGTTCCTATCAACGCCATATCTGGAGTTTTAAGAACAGCAGCCATCTTCAATAATTCTTTTAGATTAGATTCAGATAAAGTAAAACTTACATCTGCCTCAGGCATATTAACTTCTTTAGTTGGCGATACGATAACTGATGGATCAGAATAGAAATATTTTGCCTTTGACTTAGTGCCTTCAGCAGCGATTGTCATATACTTATCACTTAAATTTAATTCAGGTTTGTTTAGACTTGTAACTACAGCAAGAAATTCATTAAGGTCATAGATACCGAACTCACTTGTAAATTCTTCAGTAATCTCTGCCTTCGCAAAAATATTTCTCATAGTAGAAATAGTAGATAGTGTTTTTCCAGGTTTGATTAATATATTAGTATTAATTTCTGAAAAGTTTTTTAATGTATCAATTGTGTTTTGATTTAGTTTCATTATATAGATTCTCCGTTCAATGTTTATAATATGATTATACTCTTATTTACATCAAGAGTCAAGCAAGGGGCAGAAAATAATCTGATACCCGCTAAGTTTATCTCCGAAAATTAAAATCAACCCCTTGCAGTAAGGTCCTTACTTACGCATTATTTAATTTTAATTGTACGAGGTTTCTTTTCCTCTGGTACAATTTTTTCCACATCTATTAAAAGCATTCCATCTTTCAATTCAGCAGCATTTACAACCACATCATCTGCAAGTGTAAAAGCTTTAGTGAATTTTCTTTTTGAAATACCTCTATGTATGACCTCATCATCTTTAGATTCAGACTCATTGTCAACCGATTGTATTTTCAGTTGACCGTTAGCAGTTTCAACAGAAATGTCTTTCTTGCCAAAACCTGCAAGTGCCATTTCAATCTGCCAATTGAAGTCATCTATCTTTTTAATGTTATAAGGGGGAAATGTTTGTACCTTTTGGTGTGCTAAATGCATATCAAAGTGGTCAAACAAGTTGTCGAAGCCTACTGAAAATGGGCGTAGGTCATTCCAGATTTGTAATGTTCTATTCATTTTGTTTCTCCTTTTTAAGCGAGTTATAATTTGAGTCCCATAATTGGCAACTCATAGTTATTTATATAAGTACGATTTAAAAAATGTCAAGTACTTAGAAAAAATATATTGGCGGAGGTAGGTCTCACCCTCTCTTATTCCTAACTTGTCTTACCAAGTATGTCAGTATAGACTGCTACGAAGACCAATGGGCCAATATAAAAACGGCGATTGTTTCTGTCTGTAATAAATCACGACAAGGCACAATCGCCAAAACCTCAAATGGTGTCTTTGCGGAAGACACTCTACCTCTTAATACCAGGACTTACGAACTGCCTAGTATTACTATTTATACAGCAAATAGACTTAATTGTTAGAATAAGCGTATTTTTGTTTGCCATATAAAGCACGGATGCCAGCAGCAACGATTTCGTTTGTAGTACCTTTAAATACTTTTTTCACGCCTGCAGCCAAAATTGCTTTAGTAGGTGTACCCATTCTGTATGAAGTACCAGAAGCATTTTGATTTATGTAAACCATATGTCCTTCTGTTCTAAGTTGATCAACCATTGCTCTTGGCGATGTAAGATCGAACCTATTTCTTAATGTAGTCCATGTAACAGGATTACCTTTTGATAAAAGGTTTATTACCTTTTGTTTTTTTGACAGTTTATTAGCCATTATATATTATCTCCTTCAAGATATTGTCGCCTAAATTAACGAATATCAAATACTGGCGACCGTTCGCATTTGATATATTATAAGAGTTAATCCGAAGATATTTCTCTTAAATATTTTAACCTCTTTGCCTTAGCAGATCGTCTTAAAGACTCTTTATGTTTTCTTTGTCTTTTAAGAGTAGGTTTTTCATAAAATTGTCTTTGCCTTAATTCTTGCATAAGACCATCTTTTTGTAATTTCTTTTTAAGTATTCTTAATGCCTTCTCAACATTATTACCTCTAACTTGTACACTAATTGCCATTAATCGTTTTGTCCTACACCTTGATATTTTTTAATGTAATCAATCAACCAAGGATTATCTACAAAGACTGAACTCAATCCATTTGCTGTAGTGTTTACAATTTTTTCTTCTTTGTCTCCAACATCTTCACATAATCCATATTGATAAAATATAGCATGTAATATTTCGTGAAGTAAGGTATTCGTTCCGTGTACTGTTTCTAGTGCCGAAGTTTTTAATCCAATTTTCGCACTTGTAGCAAAAAACTCACCTTGAGCGTCTTCGGTAGTAGCAAAAGTATCTGGCCAAAAATCAAATTGATAATTGACATAACCGATTTTGATATGATCTGGTATCGGATAATTACCTTTTTTATTTTTTTTCATATGTTTATTATACTCTATTTAATTGTTAATGTCAAGCCCACTCTAACTCGATAGATTTATTACCTTTATAGATATCGCCTAGTAGTATTCGGTACTTATCTTTTTCTTTATGATATCGGTTAAACCAATGTGATAATGTCATAGTTGCATTTGAATCTTTACCATCAGTTTTCCAATCATCTTTATCCAAAGTAGTTATCATAATAAAATGTTTTTGCAATTGTTGATTATGTAATCCGATTATATATTCGTGAGGGGTGACCTTAACACTACCCATACCACCATATATAGCAGTAGAACTACAATTACCATTCCAACTTCCCATTTTAACTTCTATTCTTTCGGATAAAAATCTCTCATCAAATTTATTAGTTAAATTTTCAAAATGAATATCGGCATAACCTTGTTTGTTTCTAGGTGTAGTACAATATAATTCATCATTTTGTAAACTATTAAATCCGAAAACAAAAGCAGACATACATATATTTGATAAAGGACCAGTTATCTGATTATTTTCCCAACCCATATCATCATCAAATATAATACCATTACCGATACTTCTAAATTCTTTTACCATATCAAGATATTTTTTCAATGCGACTTCAACTATTTTAGGATTAGAATCTAATGTAGTAAAGAAGTTGTGTCTATCTGGATTATATTCTTTATCTGGTTTTTGTTTACCTGCCAAACGCCATGCTTTACCTATGGTAATTTCACCAGCAATTAATCTTTTGTATATACTAGGGTGTTCATCATTTATGGTTACAATTTTTCTGAACTTATCTTTATCTATTCTACTCTCAACAGCAAACTGATTTCTCTCTTTAGAATTAAACTCTCTACCACTTTTCTTTTCAAATGCCTTGTTTTGTTGATTATAATTGTGAACTAATGTGTCTATTTCATATTCATCTCTTTTACCATCTTTGTTAAACTTCTCTAAGAACTTCATTTCGTCATACTCATCATAATTAGAATCGAATACTCTACCTGGTATTGCTCTTAAATATTCCCAACCGTGTAATAATGCTGACTTATATCTGAAGTTTCCTGAATTTATATAACCAGTTTCTGGACAATAATCAACTGGTGTATGATTAGGAACACCAGACTGTTTATATTCTTCATCCATCTTTTCACCTAATAAAGCAATCTGGTGATCGTGTTTATCAGCGGGATATAATTTTTCGTTTAGCGGATGCTCTTTCAAATCATTTACATTAACTAATCCGTTTTCATTTCTTATCATAATTTAACTCCTAATGTTATTAATATGCCAAGCAGTAGCATTATTATAATTAGTAATTCAAGTGCCATAAATGTATGGTACCAAATCCACCTAGTCTTATATGCATTGTCGATGGATAGATCGTCAGGATCGGGTTCTTTATAACCTGTAATATCTGTTTTAGGATTTTGTTTCCAAAGTATTTCTATTGCTTTTTTAAACATAATAATTTTCTATGTTATAAGACGCCCGGTAACAACTCCGGGCGTCCACTACATTATGGATAGATTTAAGAATAAATATCTTCCTCACTATCATTGGATTCGGTTTGTGTTTCTTCTACTTCAGGTTGTCCCCAAGTAGCAACATCTTCGCCGCCATCAATCTTAGTATATAAATCTAAGAATGAAGTTTTGGTATCAAGGTCGAATCTGTTAGTACACATTTCAATTGCCTTCATTTTGTTTTTGAAGATTGAGAATGCCTCAACTATATGAACTAATCTTCTAGTAGATATAATCTCATCAACGCCACCTTCATAGAAAGTTTTACGAATGATATCTGCCCAGTTGACTAGATCAGTAGCAAATTTCTCGTCTTGTTTACGAGTCAACTTTTTATCTGACATAACATTATCTAAAATTTTGTTTTCGATCTTGTTAGTAGGATAAGACTGTTCGACTGTGATTGGAAATCTCTCAAGAAATGCCTCGTTAAGAACATTGGTACCGATGAACTTACCATCATCTGAACCCTGCCCCTTAGTATTGGCAGTTGCAATCACATTGAAACCGTTTGCAGGTTGAACGAACTTGTTTATCTTTTTAAGAAAGACGCCATTGCCCTCTAAGATAGGTTGTAAACACATAATCTTATTTGACGCAAGGTCAATCTCATCTAATAACAAGAGAGCGCCTCTTTCCATTGCCTCGATTACAGGACCATTCTGCCATACAGTCTGACCATCTTGTAATCTATAACCGCCAAGTAAATCATCTTCATCGGTCTCGATGGTAATGTTTACTCGGATACATTCTCTTTTACTTTGAGCACATGCCTGTTGCACATTCATTGTTTTACCGTTGCCCGATAAACCAGTAATAAAGATTGGATAGAATTGTTTACTTGAAACAATCGACTTGATATCTTTGAAGTGACCCCAAGGCACAAATACATCATCTTTGGTTGGCACAATATTGCCAGTCAGCGATGAAATAATCATAGCGGCCTTGTTGACAGTATCAACAGACTCTGCCGTTTCAACTTTTGATTTTTGTTTAACTTCTTTAACGACTGGAGAAACATCATTACCATCAACTGGTAAAGTGTAAACGCCTCTGCCGATTTTGTATTTGTCTGATTTTAACCAACCAGGATTTTTAAGACCATTGTCGTCAATATAACTATTGATTTCTGATCTAGTCAATTCGGTCTTGCCATACTTAGCAAATAACGCCTCGACTAATTGTTTTTTGTTGTTATCTAATGTCATTTTTTACCTTTCATAATGTAGTTTTTTTAGATATACATATATGCTATCACTATTTTAGCACATTTTCAAGCACTATCGGGCATATAAAAGCATTGTATTTCAATGACTTGCCCGAAAGTTTGTGTTGTATTTCTGCAACACTCTGAAAAATGGGGGTTTTTCACCCCCATTTTCTTTAACGATTCGTGATTATTCAGAATCATTAACTATCTCCGATTGTAATTCATCGGTAGACTCTGATATAGTTTCCTCAAAAGTCGGTAAATTATACTGACCTCTTCCGATTCTATATGTAGGTGATTTCAATAACCATACTGGATACTGAACGCCTTTGGTGTTAATCATTTGGACAACATCCTTACGACTAACTTGAGTTGTATTTTCGCCAAACATTTCTTTAGCAACTGCTACGAACTCTTTTTGTTTAGTTTCTATATTTTTCATAATATATTCCCTTTTTCAATTTAAGCAACTTGTGTAATAAACTTATTCATTACTATTCTTGAAGAACGATTTGATTTTAGATTTTGAGTAAACAATCTTTTAATCTCACCTTTCTTAGCATTATCAGATGGTGTTGCCATTTGACCATCTGTAACTTTCATATCATCTCCTGCAAGGAGATAAAATTCATCATAACCTGTATTGTCATTAACTACTAGACATTTGTTTTTTCTAAACTCTGCCATAACTTTTTTTCTATCAAAAACTTTTTCATTACCACCATAATTATACTGAGGAAAGTATTTGTCTAAAGTATATCGGTCAATTCTTTTTGAACCAGAGATAAAGAAACCAGTAAGACTTGTGCCAGTGTGATCTTTCAATGCCTGCAATAATGACTCTGTCATACCGTCTCGGCGACTAGAACATAAATAGTTTTTCTTATTTGATTTATTTCTTATAATAATATTATCGTCATAACCGAAAGTTGTATAATAATTATTATTCTCATCTGTACCCCAACGCCCAGTATTTAATTCTTGCATTTCTTCTGCTTCTTCTTTACTTATGATCACATATTCATTACCATCAGAACAACCGTCAGTCAAGAAAATTGTATTCATCTTATCAATTGAATATCTGTTTTGAAACTGAGGTACCATTGTCATAGCAGCAGCGATTGTACAATTTAATGGAGTAGAACTTAATCCATAACCTTGAGGTGAATCTGGTACATAACTTTTCCATAATTCATTTTCTTCAACTTCATACGATCTACGGAATCTTCTACTACCCATATAATCTTCATACTTAATACTAACGCCATAAAGATTTGACATCGCCTCTTCATGTTCTTTAGCAGTCATTCTGGAAGAAGCAAAATTGATTAGTTTTAAATATGGATCTATTGTTAGATCGCCTGGTTGATATTTAGGTTTTTTAGATTCGATATTAGGTTCACCGTGATATCTTCCATTACGACCAGAGTTAGAAAATGCATATACTTCATAAGGTATATTTACTTTTCTACAAAACATAACCAGGTTCATTAATTGGTGAATAGTTGGTGTAAGTTTATCTGACATACTACCTGACCAGTCAATAAACATCATCATACCGTGGTTCTTGCCGTCAGGAGTAATTGTCAATCTTTTAAAGATATCGTCATTGTACTTATAAGAATGTAATTTAAGAGGATCAACAACGCCAGACTTATCTTGTTTTGATCTAGTATAAGCAGTAGCGGCCTTTTTCATTTCAAATTCTTTGACCATATAATTAACTGATTTACTATTTGATCTTTGAAACTTTTTGTATTCAGCAATTAAAGTTGGATAAGACGATCTATATTCACCGCCGTAAGCACTATCTTCTCTAAAACTATGAAATCTAGCAGATTTAAAATCTGATAATACTCTTTTGTAATCTATAACGAATTCTTTTATATTTTTAAACTGATGAATATTTGTATAAGCATTGTTTTTGCATTTATCATCAATTAATTTATCTTTATTATCTTCCCAATAGTTATCAGTTTCAGCAGATGGTTTGTATTCAGTACTTTCGCCCTCATCAACATTTTGTTGACCTCTTTGACCAGAAGTATCGCCATCATTATCTGAATCTGAATCTTCATCATCATTTGAATCATCATCTGCATATTTTGATTTGCCACTCTCATTTGAATCTTCATCATTGTTATCGGTGTTATCTGAATCTGAATCTTGATAATCTGAATCTTCATCATCATAATCTTCGGTATCTGCCATGTCATGTTGATCAAGACCTTTTGTTTCTGCCTCGTCTTTACAATATTCTGATAACTCTCTAGCAAGAACTACAACATCATTAAAAGTTTCTAGATTTTCCATCTTCTTAACTATTAACTGTTCGGCAGTTGTGAATTCTACATCTGATTTTACAATCGAAGTTTTGAAATGCATATTTAATCTATCAATCAAAAGCATTTGGTTGACATCTTTATCTTTAGTACCAAAGAAATTGTTATCAATTAATTCTCTATAACCGTTTACGAATGATCTAACTATACCTGGATATTTTCTTTTAACTAATTTTTCGATACGAGCATCCTCAATAACATTTAAGAATGAATGTGGAAGACCTTCATCTAAAGCAGATTTCCACTCATCTTCTTTTGTGTATAATGCATGACCGATTTCATGTGCAACTAACAGGTCGACAATATCATTTGACATATGTTTCCATATAGGAAGAGTAAGTACTCTATTCTTTACATCAAAAGAAGCAGTCTTAACTTTTCTATGGACGACTGTTAGGTTTTCAGTAGCAAGAAGATTCGCAAGATAACTCTTTGCTTCTGTATTGATAGTATTTTTCTTTGTCATATACACTTATCCTATCACTTTTCGGTGCATAAATCAAGCACTTCCGCCCGAAAGTTGCCATTTTATCCTGTTGATTTTGTTGAGTTTTTTCGATTATCTTGAAAGTGTTGCAAAAATACAACACTTTTCTCGGCATAATTTGACTATTTTTGCCGTGATTCTCTACTTTTTGAATATAAAAGTGGGTTCAAATTTACGACCTGTGATATCAGGTCTAGTAAATTCACCCATATATTGTTGTTTTTGTTTGGTTTCTTGTACATCACCATCTATTGTTGATACAGCAGAACCCCCTTGTTGAGTCGATAATGACAACCACCAAGTATCTGTATGTTTAAAACCTACTGATTTTGCAAGGGAAACTGTATCCTCTTCAAATGTCTTATATTGTTTAGTGTTTGCAACATTCAATGCTAAGTATTTACCGTCCCTAAGACCCTTATATGCGTTGCTAATCGTCTGTTTTAAGAAGTTTTCTTTCCATGCCTCTGAAGTATCGAACTTAATACTGGACTGTTCAGGTTCATCACCGTATGCTTCCCAACCGAAATACGGTGGACTTGTAAATACAAAATCTAACGAATTCTCTTTCGGTATGTATGTTTCACTACCTTGTCTTAATAGTGTATATTCTTTATGACTATGTCCATACTTATCTCGTATCTGCTCTAATCCCTCGTATGTAGGTATGCAAGGGTCAGTACCGATGTAGTTTACACCTGCAGCAATCGCCCCTAGTAAACGACCACCATAACCCATACTTGGATCCCATACTGTGCCTGCTTCGGTACCTTCAAGTGGACTATCTTTCTCGACAAAAATATCATACATCGCTGCCGCGGCAGTTGGTCTAAAATTAGACACCATTTGAGTACCTGAATATCGTCTTAACATTGATCTCATATCTGAGTCTGTAATCTGATGTGGTGGTTTCTGTTTAAAAAATGTGCCTGTAAGTATTTTATTAATACCCTTCTTTAAATGTTCTTCATCATTCCATATCTCAATCGGTGTTCTCATCTTACCACATTTAATACCCCAAGCGTGTTCCATAAAAGACCATGCAAGATTTAAACCGTGTGCTGATTGACCTATGATTTTATTTTTACGATCAACTAATGTATCTCTTTTGAAACTAAGCAATTGATTAAAGATTTCACCTCGCCATTTATCATCTGTTGGATAATATGGAAAACCTTTATTAATCCAACTGTCGTGTGTCTGCTGTAGGATATCTTCGTTCATATGTCTAAATGCGTTCATTAAAAGGTAACTCTTTCGTTTCTAGATAGAACTGGTTTTTCAACTTTGTTATCTAAACAACTCTTAATTATACTTTCTAATTCATTAAAATATTCTATGTTGTTTTCATATGTAAAGTTATAATTAAATGCTGTATGCTTACTATATGTAACCTTGCCTGTTGCCAACAATTCTTCTCTAAAATAATCGTCTAGTGTATCAATATAAGCATGAGATATATTTTTTATATTTTTCATCAATGCGGCATTATCTATTACATTTGCTCTACTAACTGATATTAATTTACCTTTAAATTTTGAGAGAACACCGTCACTAATTAAATGCATATTATTTTCTGGTGGGGCAGAAACAACTATCGTATTAACTTCATCTGAAATTCTACCGTATCGACCAACAATCTCTACATACTTTGTCTGTTTTACCTTTTGACCTATTGCACCATAACCAACTAAAGCAATTCTATCAGTTTCTTCTATGTATTGATTTATCCAGTCAGCAGTAGATTGAGCAAATGGTTTTGTATTGACAACACCTATGCCTCGTTTCTCACATTCTTCTAAATTTACATTATCAAATCCGTGTTGTCTAACTATAATCCATTCTAGATTAGGAAATGCTTTGTAAGTTTTTTCGCCTACTTTTGTGAACTGTACTGACAATACTTTTACATTTGGATTAACAAATTGTAAACTATCGTATTGACCGTGAGATTCCCATTCATAATCTTGTAAAAAATTATTCGGTGCAAATTTTATATCTTTTTTATCCTTTAATACGATCATTTAATACTTTTTCAAATTCTTTATAATACTCTAATTCACTCGGTAGTCTATCAACAAAATCTTTCTTTATCTTGATTAACCGTTCATCTGATTTTCTTATCTCTATTATTTTATCATAAAATTCTTCTTTTGTAAAGCATCGTTGCCAGTCATCGGTAACCAATATATTATTAGTGTCATAGTCTTGCCATACAAGCGGAACAACATTACAAGCAAGCGCCTCGTGATATCGACCTGTAACTGCCGTTTGATCTATCCAATTGAAACATAATGTGCTATAACTTCTATCTAAAAACCCTAGTGTATCTTTCATTGGTATCCATTGTCTTGCAATTTTAATACCACTTGGCCAACGACCAATGATTGTGGAAGATATTTCTTGTTCTCTACTGATTGATTTAATTACACTCAATCTATCATCACCAGACTTTTCGCCACCAGCAACTTTACTTTTATCAGAACCCCAATAAACAAAATCAGTATCTTTATCACACGGAAATCTAAAAGTGGTATTAATAAAATGATATTTTAATCCTTGTAAGCACATTGTAAAATCCATTTCATCTATTACTTTAAATGATTTTGGTTTAACATGACCCTCTAATGTATAATCTAATACCAACTTCTCATCAACACCTCTATCCTGTGTTAGTAGTATAATGTCTTTATTGTTTAAGTCATCATATAACTTTCTTATCTCAACTTGCGATTTCTCAACATCTCTTGGGTGCATAGCATTTGCAAAATAGATAAACTCTTGAACGGCAGGAAAAACAATTACATCTGCTTCTTTAATTACTTGTCTATCTCTTGTTGCACCTTTTGATCCATAAGCAAAATTATAGTAAGAATATTCATGTTGTGGATTATTATCTTTATAATATCTAAAAGACTCATAGAATACATCCATACCATATTCTAAAATATCTGTATAATTAACTTTCTTTCTTAAACTTGCAAAACAGATTTTCATGCTCTTCTCTTTCTAAAAAATCTTCGCCATAGTGCTGATCTAGTCATTGACACCATGGTAAATATTAATGCAATTTGAAAATTCTGAAAGATTGTTGGGTGTAAATCAAACAACGGAAATATTGTTATTTGAATTATTATGGATAAAAAGAATCCACTGCCCACATCTATTACACTTTCTAATACATCACTCATACATTACCTCCTATGTTCCAAAACAATATATCACCTTCTAAAGACTCAATATTATTTTCTAACCACCACCATGCTTTCCTATCCCAAGTACCATTACATGGAAAAGGTATTTCGTAATCAATCATCATATCATCAAAATCAAATTCTGTTTTATATACTTCGATAGAACTTGATGACATTGAATGACTTTTATATTTTTCATAAATTGTTTTTACATTTGATACTGTAATACTATGTGCCTGTTTTTGTGAGTTAGAAAACAAATCATTACCAGGTGAGAATGCTTGAATGATAGGCGAACTGGTCACACCAGAACCAGCAGATATAACTAAATGATCCACTAAATGTTCTTTAAATACTTCGTCTGCTCTTTGTTTTAAAATAGTACGATAATCAATATGGTCAAACGCATAAGGTAACATCTGAATATCTTTTCGTCTTGCATAAGATTGAACTTGAGAATAAAGTATTGCCATCATATTAGGTTTCAACTCATAGAACTCACAATCATTTTCTTTTGCTCTGTCTAATATGAACTGACTATATGTTTTCGATGGTGGATATGCATAGATAAATTTTATACCTCGTTGTTTACATAGATACGATAATGCCCAACCAGACCAAGAACCATTGACTGCAAGATGTATTAGTGGATAGTTAGGATTTAAATTTTCTAATAGTCTGTCTATACCTGCCATCTTTCCCCAGGGCGGTAATGTATCACCATCACCCATAAGGTCATCTCTTTTGACATAAACATTACGATCTTTTAATAAATGTAACTCAACTGGAGTATTCAATCTCATTTTAATAATATATTTCTAACCTCATCATTTGCCCACACATCTGCAACTAAATGAATACGAATATCATCTCCGCCATTGATTGCTGTATGTGGTCTACGAGTATCTAGAAACCAACATTCTCCTTTACCCATATTATATTTGTTTTCTTTGCCATCATTATTCCAAGAAGTAAATACAACTTTATCATTTGTCTTTAATGGCATATGAAATCTCAACATCTTTCCATTAGTAGTTCCCCATGTAGGGTCTGTTTGATCGGTATGTCTTGCCAACTCACCTCCTCCTGGTTTCAAAGTCATAAATCTAACTCGATCAAACTCGCCCGGTAACTGATTTAAAAAATGATCAATCTTACTCTCTAACTTATCATATAGATCAGTCTTAACGATAGGTCTATCTTCTTTTAAATCTGCTTTCTTATCTACATAGGTACTATCTTTTTCAAATCCCATTAGTGATAATGCCTGCCAAGATTTCTTTTTATTATAATTACTATTATGATTAGTATATTCTAGATTCATATTAATTAATTCTTCAACTAATTCATCTATAATATTATGATCAAACGATAGTGAAGTTTTACACATATTAATATTTTCTGTTTCAACAATAGGAATAAACTTTCTACCACCTTTGTAATATACGCCAACAATATCGCTAAATGTACTATACTTAGTTCCTACTTTTCGAAACCCTGCTTCTAATACTGATTCTTTATGTGTATTGTTTTCTTCAAAGATATGGCACCAGACAGGTGCTTGTATTGTCTTTAATACATTTACTAAATTATCTTTTGTACCTTTTTCAAGTAGTGATAATTTAGTTATAACTTTTTCACCTTTTTCTATTTTTGCAATAACTGGTCCTGCACCAAACATCTTAATTTCAGACGAGGTCTTTGCTGTTCTCATTTCGAAAACAACATTACCTGTTTGAAAAAGTTTATTCTCGTCTAAAGAAGTTGCCATTCCATTCTTCTTTGCTTTCGCAAATGGACTAAAACAGTACTTGTTATATTCTTCGAATTTATTTGTCCACTCTAAAAGAGTGTCTAATTCAATTCCCTTTTGCCATGGTTTCATTATCGTATCCATAAATAATATCACCTGATTTAGTGACCACAAAATTATTGACCATTGTAGCAGTTTTATCAAGTTTGTTTAAATCTCTACAAACTTTTATAATGCCTTCTCTATCATCTGAAGTCAATATGATGTTTCTATTTCTTTCACTTTCTAATGTGTACATTTCACCCTCCTATGTTATAATTGTGGGTTTAGAAGGTATCATCGCTTGTTGGCGTGCTATCTTCTTCACCGCTTTCTTTTGTGCTTTCTTGGCTGTGTCTAGTTTTAATTTACTTACCAAGTCAGTAAATACATATCCGTTCATATGTTCGTTTTCATGTTGCCATATTCTTGCTGGCATACCATGTAAATATTCATCAACTTCTTCACCATTCTCATCTGTATATTTAGCGTGAACCCATTTAGGTCTTTTAATTGATAAGAATAAAAATGGGAATGTTAAACACCCCTCTTTCATCATTACTGTTTCAGGACTTACATCTATAACTTCTGGATTAAAACAATATCTAAGTTTACCTTTTTCAA